GATTTCCTTGATTGCCTTGATTTCCTTGATTGCCTTGATTTCCTTGATTGCCTTGATTTCCTTGATGCCCTTGATTGCCTTGATGCCCTTGATTGCCTTGGTTTCCCTGATTTCCTTGGTTGCCTTGGTTGCCTTGACGGCCTTGGTTGCCTTGATTTCCTTGGTTTCCCTGATTTCCTTGGTTGCCTTGATTGCCTTGACGACCTTGATTGCCTTGACGACCTTGATTGCCTTGATGGCCTTGGTTTCCTTGATTTCCTTGGTATCCTTGTGGACCTTGATTGCCTTGACGGCCTTGATTTCCTTGATTGCCTTGACGGCCTTGGTTTCCTTGGTTGCCTTGGTTGCCTTGATATCCTTGTGGACCTTGATTTCCTTGGCGACCTTGATTACCTTGATTTCCTTGGCGACCTTGATTGCCTTGGCTACCTTGGTTTCCAATAAATCCTTGAAGACCAATAAGACCTTGGTTGCCTTGTATTCCTTGTCTTCCTTGATATCCTTGTCTTCCTTGATATCCTTGTCTTCCTTGATGCCCTTGTCTTCCTTGATATCCTTGATCTCCCTGACTTCCTTGTGGTCCAGCCGATCCAACAACTCCTTGTCTTCCTTGAGATCCTTGTTGTCCCGAAACGCCTTGACGGCCTTGGCTACCTTGTATTCCTTGTCTACCTTGAAAACCCTGACTACCTTGTCTTCCTTGGTGTCCTTGATATCCCTGTTCGCCTTGATTTCCTTGGTTTCCTTGTGAGCCTTGATTTCCTTGGTTTCCTTGTGAGCCTTGAAATCCTGCGCCCTGAAAACCTTGATATCCTCCAACTGTCCCTTGAAATCCAATTGATCCTTGTCTTCCTTGTGATCCTTGATTGCCCTGAGATCCAGTTCCTTGATAACCTTGAAAACCTCTGAATCCGGCAGAACCTTGTCTTCCTTGATTGCCTTGTACTCCTTGCGCTCCTCTTCCTCCTAATGAACCTTGAAGTCCTTGAAGACCTTGTAGTCCCTGAGCGCCATCATATCCCTGATATCCTTGATTTCCTTGGAATCCAGCACCTTGGACACCTTGATTTCCTTGTTGTCCTTGTACTCCAATATTTCCTTGAAGACCTTGAAGACCTTGAAGACCAAATCCTTGAAGACCTTGATTTCCTTGCTCTCCCTGTTCGCCCTGATATCCAGCAGGAGTGCCTTGAAAACCAAGAATTCCTTGAAGGCCTTGAAGGCCAACTATTCCTTGGTTTCCTTGTATACCTTGGTTTCCTTGATTTCCTTGTGGACCCGGCACAATACTTGGATCACCTTGGGCTCCTTGTGATCCTGCTCTTCCCTGTTGGCCTTGTAAGCCTTGCGATCCGTGGGCACCTTGTGATCCTTGTGGACCTGTTATATCTTGTCCGACATTCGCAGAAACAACAAAATCACGCAAATCTTGCGCTGAAATACCGCCTTGGTTGTTATCAGCAAATATGCACAATAACTCCTCTTCGGTTCTTAAAGTTCCAGATTGATTACATTGATTTGCCATTTTTGGGGCCTATTATTTGAATCCAGTTGAAAATGAAACACTAAATACCTTATTAGTACCACCAGCAGCACTTTGTTTTATAAACTGACAATCTTCGTATGCTGTTTGATAGATTGCAGGATATGGCAAATAAGCTCCATCGCTTCTGTCTGGAACACATACCTCGATCTTTTTATATGGCGGACACAAGAAAAGAGACTGCGGTTTAATACAGCAATCCCTTAACTCTGGAGGAATGTCACAGGCATTTGTAATATCCATAAAACCTTCCTTAACCGTTTCAAAAACGGATCTTTTTGAAATAGCAATAATTGCATAAGCATCCTTGCCAGCACTTCCTTATCTATTTATTTATCAATGTAATATATCTATTTTTTGGCTTCTTTTGATATTAATCTTATAATATCTTCCAGCGTACCATCTCTACTCATGATTTTGCCCTTAACAGAACTCTGGACATCATCACTTAAATTCTTGAATTCTCCTAAGGAATTCAAAGCATCAATCAAATTGTCTGGTGGTTTCCACATTTTCAAAGAACTTGAAATGTTATAATCTTCCTTTTTTTTACCAGAATTTAATTTTCCAAGAATCAAGTCCTTGTAAAACTCGTAATCCTTCTGCTCGTCTTCAAACCAATTTTTGAAAAATAAATATTTCATGATAAATCTTTTCTGCAATACAATTTACTGTTGCTGATATATAGATTACATGAACAGATTGTCTTTCAAAAAATGGCTTTTGAACGAAATGGCCAATTATGGCTTTGGTGATGCCAATAATCAAATTCTTGGTGGTACTGATGTCATGAAAGGAGATGGAATATTCCAACACATAAAGCCAGACATCATAGTTAGCGAATTAATGCAAATGCCTCCTCTTGGACCTTTAGAAGCAACTAACCCAATAGATGATGAAGTTCAATGGGGCAATGAAGTCGGCGCAATAAAGGTGATAATCACACCTCTTGGCTCAATGAGAGCATCCACAAAAAGAATGACAAAAGATCTTCAGGGAAACAAAACTTGGATTCTTGAATCTGTTTATCCAATTAGCGACTACAAAGATGAAAATAAAGAAGTAGAAATTGCAAACAAAGTATTCGATGAAATTGCCCGTATAACCAAAAGCCCCACAAATGGTCCTGATGGTGATTACGAAGACATTGAAAGATTGGCTCAAAAACTTTGGCACACAACTAAAAAGCAGCATCCATCCTACATCATGTTTCCAACTCAACTGAGGAAACAAAGAGATAACTACTACAAACTTGTTTACGAGTTTCGTGGACAAGGAGTAGGATCGCCTTATGGAGGCAAAACTGGAAGGGCAGAACAATTCGACATTGACTTGGTTTATTACCCGGAAAAAGGAATGATCAGGTGTTTTGGATATGACATTGAAAGCAGTTCAAGAGAGCGTAATTTTTATGTTCAACCTTCTGAATGGGATGAATATTTCTCACCAAAACAAGATGACAAATTAATTGTTGAAAATATTGTAAAACTCTTCTTGCAATACTGAAAATAAAAAACATATAATTTAATTGAACTTTTTTATAAGTCCTTCTCCCGATTACACAAGAGGGATTTTTTGTGCGTCATTTCCTCTCCATATCCGACTTGTCAAAAGATGAAATTGAATTAATTTTAGACATTGCAAACGAAATCGAAAGAAATTGGTCTTTTTGTCGCAACATGAACAACAAGTGCATAAGTAGTTTTTTTGCCGAGCCATCAACAAGAACAAGATTCAGTTTTGAAAGAGCTATGCATTGGTTGGGTGGTCGTGTTATCACGGCTGCTGACGCTTCATCAAGCAGTAGCCTGACAAAAGGCGAAAGCTTGAAAGACACTTTCAGAACTCTTGGTCAATATTCCGATGCTATTGTAATGCGACACCCAGATCAAAAATGGCCTGAAATAGCAAGAAGTTATTCAAGAGTTCCTGTTATAAACGCTGGTAGTGGTTCTGGAGAGCATCCAACACAAGCTCTTCTTGACCTTCATACTATTAAACAAAAGTGGAATGACATTTCTGGTCTTAAAGTTCTTCTTTGTGGTGATCTTAGAAACGGAAGGACAATTCACAGCCTTATTGAAATACTTCATCTTTATAAATGTAATATTTTCTATTGTGCTGCGACCGATTATAACAATTGCGACTTGTCTATACCAGAAAAATATTTAGAAAAAATTCCTTGCCGTAATGTTGAAATATCAGATGCCAATGATATTCTTCCTGAAATTGATGTCATTTATATGACAAGAATACAAAAAGAAAGGTTTAAGGGAGTTTGCGACAATCTTGATTTTTTCAAAATAACCAAAGAAAATATTGGAAGAGTAAAGAAAAATGCGGCTATTCTTCATCCATTGCCTAGAAATGAGGAAATTAGTGAAGACATAGATGATGATCCTCGTGCTGACTATCATGAAAGACAAGTAAGAAATGGTCTTTATATTCGCACGGCTTTGCTTAATTATCTTCTTTATCCAACTCCTATGCATAGACCATCTTCTGATGGAATTAATTAAAATAAGAGTAAAAAATTATGTTGCCAGATATGACATGGATTCCTTCATTCCAATCAATTAAAAAAGAAACTGATGTTCATCCACATGTTCCAGAAGACAAAGCTAACTTGTATTCTGCTGCTGATGGTGGTTCAACAGAATATGAAATATTGAATTGGCTTCACGCTAATGTTCGTCTTCTAAAACCTGAATACATTCTTGAAACTGGTTCTTGGGAAGGACTTGGAACAGTTGCTTTGGCTCATGCTTGTAAAATGAATGGATTTGGCAAAGTAATTACAATTGAAAATAATCCCAAGCAATGCGTTAAAGTTGAATCAATGATCGAAGAAAATAATTTGAAAGACTATGCTGTTGTCGAGTGCTTTGATAGCTTGCATTATCTAAGTATTACAAATTATAAATTCGACCTTGGTTTTTTCGATAGTGCTACTGAAATAAGGCCGAAAGAGTGTGAAATTTGTTTCAACAGAAATATAATTAAAAATCTTGCTGTTTTTCACGACACATCTCCTTACAGGGTTGCATCTTTCACATTGCCTCATATTCAGCAAAAATATCGAAGTGAAATTTTTGAATTGTCAAAAAATCCTATCTGCTCTGGATTAACTGATTTTACTTACTCTAGAGGATTTATGGCTTTGTGGTTGAGGTGATATTATGATTGATATTCAAATTGACGAAGAAAATTTTTATCCACTTTTTTTATACCCCAATTCAAATTTTGGTATTTATTATGAAAATGAAAAATATAAAATAATAGATAATAAGGTATTTTATCAAAAAGATACAAAATATGATCAATTTGCAAACAAAAAATTAATCTGTTCCGTTTCTCTAAACAATAGTTATTCTTTTGTCGCTACATCAAGCGAAAGTTATAATCAAAGTGAATTTTATGATTGTATGAAATTCCTTGTTCAAAAAATTCCATTGTTTTCAAACTATGATCTCATTGTAGAAAAAAATAATTTTGGAACAATAGAAAATTATCTCGATAAAAAAATCTTTACTCTTGATGATTTGCAGTTTTTGTACCACGGAACATCTCAGTATTATACAAGTATAATTTTCAATGAAGGTCTTAGACCTAGAAGTGAAACAAATGTAATTTCATCCTTTGCTAACACAAGTCAAGACTCAATGCCAGAATGCATTTATTTATGCTCTCATCCTAGCTATTCAATGAAAGACGCAGCAAGCAGAGCAGCTAAAAAAACTGGTAGTCAACCAGCAATGCTTAGAATTGATGTGGCCGGAATTGATAAAAGTAAATTACTTCCATGTCAAAAAATTTATCAGGAAAACATGTCAATAAATGATTCGTTGCTGATAAGTAAAAATTTAAGATATTATGGAAAAATTGATCCGAAATATATTTCATTAGAAAATTTATCAAATCATTACCTATATCCAAAAATTCTTTTTGAATATGAACCAATACACAGGAAAATTTTGAATGATATTCACGCCTCAAAAGAAAACAATGATCCGAATCGTGCAAGCACAGATTCATCGATGCAAGGCAAGTAAACATTCAGGTCAAAATTAATTTTTTTGTAGTCTTCTTCCGTGAATAGTTTTTTCACGAAAGGACTTATTGCAAGATAATATGGAGAAATCTTACCAAGATTGATCCATCTGAATATATTGTTGTTGATATATGATTCCTTATACTTATCAAAATTCACATCAGGTCCAAATGTTTTAACAATAAATTCTTTGGTCTTCTCAATACCTTCCAAAGCTTTTTGTATACCAACTCCAGTAACCTCAACCGTGTCCTTAGGCTTATTTCTGACCTGATCGTATTTTTTTTTCCAAAGCTTCCACCTTTTCCAAGCCTTTTCTCCCACCAAACAATTTGGATCAATCAATGGATGATCATTATCACGGTTGATAGCTTTAAGAATATCAAGCTGCGCCCTGATATAAAGAGGATATTCTTCTTTGGTCAGAATGCCATTTGTTTCACGAACTAACTTATAAGCAATTTTGAATATAAGTGATTTGCGTGGATCGCCTTTTTTCATAGTGGCGTGACGATAGTCTGGAAATTTTTTGCGACTCTGTTCGAGCCACATTGAAGCTATATGGCAAGCCTGAGTTTCAAGCTCATCCATCTCATACTTCTCAGCAGACTCGATGATCCACATGAAATTTTCCTCTTTTTTTTCGTGCTTCATCATACTCCTATACCTCAAGAGACTCAAGGTTATTTATCCCATGAAAATTGCAATGTGCCCACTAGTAAGCAGAGATCTTCCAAAAGCTATCAGAGCAACCAATTCTTGTAGAAATCAATTTCTAACTGAACAATTTCAAGTTGAAACAGTTGCAATTGTTAACTCAAAGAATCAAGAATTCATAGATGAGTTCTGCTCATGGTGCGAATCTGAACAAGTAAAATATGTCATTACTGAATCAAATGGAACACCAAGCAGAGGAAAAAATAGCGTTCTTCAGTTTCTTAGAGACTCGGACTATGACGGAGTAAGCATGACAGATGGAGACGATTTAGTCTATCCAACTGGATCTTTGCAAATTGAAAGACATCTTCTTCACCATCCAACCACAGATGTTTTGATAGTTAAGCCTTCTGATCAAGTTACAAACCATGAATCATATGGAAGTGTTCAAATTAAAGAAGGAAACTATGCTGTTTGTTGGGGTATGAATATTGTTAAGTTGGGATATACTTATGGTCCCGGTAAAAGCGAAATATTTAATTCAGGACATTTTGCAGCAAGAAATTTAGGAGGACATGTTTTTTATAGCAAGAAAGTTGCACAACTTGTTCAATATGATGAAGAACAGTTGTTGGGAGAAGACTTGCTTTTAGAATTTAATCTTCTCAAGCTTCATCAAGAAAGAAAAATATGTTTTTGGTTAAGTTTTGCAAGTGATGTACAGATGCTAGACAGAACTGAGCAAGAAAGTATTCAATATACAAAGAATGGAACAGATGGGGCTCAATCTTTTGAAAGGTTAATTCAAAAAGTGAGAGAGATATTGCCTGAAGACAGAAGTTCATTTGATGAATTGCCTGTAGAGTTCCCAGAATTGTTATTTTCACATGGCGAAAAGATTGAATGGTTGAAGCAAGTTTTTTGAAAATTGATTGCAAAAAAGAATCTAAGTGATTACAATAAGAAATGGCTAAGGGTAATTCTCACTCATTCCGCTCACAAGGTGTTATGAGTTAAGCCCAAAGCAAAGACAGAAGAAGGTTTCGCACTTAAAGACTTTCATCGTGATTGTCGCCTTTAATGTCTTTGTTGTCAAACCTGCGAGGCCCTTACCAAGGGTGGGTCTTTGTAGTTGTTCTACAACGAATGCTTTAACGGGAAGCATTGTACTCGCAGCAGCAGAGGTCAAGCCGGATAGAAATGATGCTGACTCTCAAGAAAAACCCCTGTAGTTTGTTTTGCAAAAAGCAAATGAGAAATGGAAAATTCTTGAGCTATTCGGTTTTAGGTTTGCTGCAAATAAAAGTGCGCCATCTGACTCAATCCCAAGAAGTTATTGCTGGAGTAAATAGGTTTAGTAAACAAGAATATGGCTTAAACGCCAAAAAATTGCTCTACTAAACAAGTTTACTCAATATCTCACTTTTAATGTGATATATACAGCAATAACCATTTGGGTCAGCATCCCGTTCTAGTTTTTGATTGTAAATAAAAAAAACAAATTACCTAAATTAACAAATTTTTGCATAATTTAACATGATTGACCTAACTGCTTTTTTCGGCTATAACCTGACGAAGAATTAGCCTTCACTCACAGAGTGACGGAAAATGGCCTACAAGCTGGTGATTCATGTATTTTGACTCTTTGTCCAAGTTGCTCTGTCAAATCGAGCGTAAGCCCCTTTTCTTGCGATTTAATCCCACTCCTTTTGATTTCACGGACAAGGATTCAGTCAATGAGATGCAATTCTTTCTTCCTGATGGTGTCACATTTCAAATTTTGCTCAAGGATGAATCTTTGCCTTTGGTTTTGAGTATGTTGCAGTTGTCTGTTTTTTCTGGCGACAACAAAGTCTTCGCATGGGATTGGAAATCATTTATTTCACATGTTCTTGCAAAGACTGGCAAGTTATATTCTATTGAATCGTCTGTTGTTGATCTTAAGATTTTAGAAAGTTACAACGGAATCAAGAAATCATGTCCTGAGACATTTGTTGAGTGTTTTAACAGAATAAAGTATTTGGTATCATCTGGTCTATGGAAAGACTGTGAAAATATTTACAAGAAGATTCATTTGCCTTTGATGACAAATGTCATTCCTTATTTGGAAACAGTAGGCATTCTTGACTTGAATGCTGGCAAGAAGGTTCATGCTCATTATGAGATTGATGGTCAGGAGAATGGCAGATTAAGATGTCACAATGCTTTTAAGAGTGGTTTTGTGCCACATGCAATGGGATCGGATATCAAGGAGAAGTTGAAGCCTGTCGGCTATGATTCTCTTTTCATGGCTTTTGATTACAAGGGCATGGAAGCGTTTGTTCTTGCCTATTTGAGCAAAGACGAAAGGTTGATGAGTTTTTGTCAGGAAGAGGACATTTATGCTTCTTTGGCAAAGTCATTATTTGGATCGAATTCTGAAAAAATTGATCGTGAATTGGTGAAAAAATGTTTTTTGCCGGTTATATATGGACAGTCGGCCCGTTCTCTTTCTATGCGTTGCGGAATGGCTGCTGATGTCGCAGAAGGCGTTGTGGAACGAATTAGTTCTTTGTTCAATACTGCGCTTTCATTCGTTGCTGATTGTGAAGAAAAAGTAAAACAAAATGGATTTGCCAAAGATGTTTTTGGTAAAAGAAGAAACAACTTTGAGTTAGGCAAGGAATATTTAGCCAGAAACTTTGCTGTGCAATCACCCGCATCAACGATATGTCTTGAGAAACTTATCAATCTTCATATTTCCATACAAAACTTAAATCAAAGCTTGAAGGATAAGGCTCAAATTTCTTATACTGTTCATGACGGTTATGTTTTGTATGTTACGAAGGATAATTGGAAACAAGTTTACAAGAGAAGTATGGAAGCATTGTGCGGAGAATCCGAGCTTTGTCCCGGTCTGCGACTGAAGGTTTCATGTCGTGGAGGGAGAAACCTGAATGACCTGAAAATGATTAAAGATCGAAAGTGAAGGAAAAAATGATTGAGATTGTTCACAATTTTCCGATAACAGAAGAAGAATTTTTGGACCTTGACAAGAAATTTTCAAAGCTTTGCTGGCATGCTGCTCACGAATTGAAGAAGAAAAACACAAACAATAATTTCATTGATGATCCTGAGGACATTAAACAAGAATTACAAATGAGCATGCTTCGTGCTGGAAGCTATTACAAGAGACAGGTTTATATTGAGAAGTGTCTTGATGTTGCTAAGAAGTTCGTCGAGGACAAATTAATTTTGAAGGTTTTATTGGAACTGGAGAATCTTTGGGAAAATAGGACTAGGCATGGTGCCAATAGGCAAAAGTATGGTGCTTTCCAAGAGAATCTTCTTGAAAAGATTATTCGTAATTTTGTGCCGAAGGAAAATAGGCCAAACAAGAATGCGCCTTTGAAAATGGACAGCAAGTTTGTGACTTATTGCAAGGCCATCGTATGGAATGGCCAGAAATCGATGGGCAAGAAGATCACTAGGGAAAAATCAATTCGTAGTGGTATGGTTTCTTTGAGCGAGTTTGAATTTTTGCATTGATATCAATATAATATTTTGAGCGGTATAGTTTGCCATCTAATCGACAATTTATATTTTGTAACTATAATCGATAATAATCCAAATCGGTTGAGAATTATGGTGTGCCGCTCATTTTTTTGAATTTTTTCCTCTCCCACAAAAAAATAAATTGAAAAAAAGCCTATCTTGTTTGCCATTGTTTATGGTAAAATAGTGGCATCATTGCATATGAGGTCTTGGAATGCGTGAACTTACACCAGAAGAACAAGCTCAACTTGAGTCGATGACCGATCCAGAGGTGATCAAGCCTAAGTTTGCGTGGGATGATACATTTCAGCGCAAATTGCTTGCGATGCTTTTAACTGACGAATACATGCTTGTTCAAGCCATGGACAAAGTGAAGCCAGAGTATTTTAGCAATGAAGCTCATACTCTGATCTGCAAGATACTGATTCAACATTTTACCAAGGAAAAGGTCCGTCCTAGCGAGTGGATTATTCAGCAGGAGTTGAATAATTCTTTGAAGGATAGAGACAGAACAATTCAGCTTCATTATGCGGCTGAATTGAAAAGTATTTATGATTACTACACTTCCGGTTTAGACAGTCGTGAATACCTTATTGATAAGGTGACTTACTTTGCTAAGGTTCAAGCAGTAAAGCTGGCATTTCATGCTTCTTTGGAAAAGATGCAAGAGGCACCAGAAGACGAGAAGACTTGGGGTTTTGTATACGAAAAAATGCGCCAAGCCATGCTCATTGATAGAAGTTATGAGCCCGGTCTTGAATACTTCATGAACATCGAAGAGATGTTCAAAAGAATGGAAGATGTGTTCGTAGGCAAAGAGAGGTTTACATCAGGATTTCCATCTATTGATAATGCTCTGACTGGAGGTGGTTTATTTATTGGTCAGATAGCAAGTTGGATTGGTTTGCCCGGTACTGGAAAGTCTCTTGCTCTTGTAAAGGCTGCTGTTGAAAATGTTCTTTTGGGACACAAGGTTCTTTACATTACATTGGAAATGGATGAACTTGGTATTGTTCAGCGTTTTACAAGTCAATTTGCGAAAAAGGACATCAATAACCTTAGGCAGATGAAAGAAGAAATCAAAGAGACGATAGAAGAATTCAAGAAAGACAAAGTTGATCCTAACCTTTTGCATGTCAAACAATTTCCCGGTGGCCAACTTGATGTCAATGGCATCAGAGCATATATGGCACAATTAGAGCTTCGTGGATGGAAGCCAAATGTGCTTATTGTTGACTATGTTGGCGAAATGAAAGATGATCCTTCCGTCAAGAAATATGAATCTGCATATCGTATTCTTCGTGATCTAAGGGGATTTGGTGTTGAAAAAGGACATGTAACATTTACATGTGTGCAGCCAAATCAGACTGCGGCAAAGTTGGAAATTGGGCAATATATTGACGAATCCAATATCGGCACAAGCTTTGACCAGTTCAAGCCATTGGATGCTTTTTGGTCAATTAACCAGCAAGTTCTTGAAAAAGATGCTGAGGTTGGAAGAATTTTTGTCATTAAGCACAGAAATGGTCGATCAAGATTTAGCTTTAAGATTGGATTTGATTATAAGATTGGTACATTGGACATGTTTGAAATTAGCAAGGATACATATCGTGAGCGCATGAACTTAGTACAAGAGAAGAAAGCGGAAGAAGTTACTATGGACAATGTGGGCGATGCTTCATCCGGTGGAAAAAAGCAGCGCAGCAAGAAAGGTTTCAATCCAGAAAACGACACATACGAGGCTTAAAATGGCAAAGTTCAAGGTTTTCGAGAATATTCTCAATGAGTATGTCAATCATCCTACTCAGGTTTTCGTAGAAGAAATTGAGGCTTCTTCTCCAGAAGAAGCAATTCAGTTTATAAGAATGATGCATCCAAACAAGGGAATGTTGACAGTTAACGGTCAGCAATACGAGGGGTAAAAAT